AGCCCTTGGCGTTTTGATCTTGCTCGCAATGCTGCTCTTTCCCTTGTTCCTCGCGATGTTGACGTATGCATCAGCCTAGACATTGACGAGGTGCTTCAGCTGGGATGGCGAGAGGAGATAGAACGTGTCTGGATCAAGGGAGAAACCACCCGCCTCCGTTACATGTTCGACTGGGGATGCGGCATCAGCTTCTATTATGAAAAAATTCATGCCCGATCTGGATATTTCTGGCATCATCCCTGTCATGAATACCCTGTCCCCGATGGGCGCATCACAGAAGTTTGGGCTCAGACGGACTTCCTCCTTGCCGTCCATAAACCTGACCCGACAAAGAGCCGGGGACAATATATGGATTTATTGGAGCTTTCCGTAAAGGAAGACCCACAATGCCCACGCAACGCATTCTATTATGCTCGTGAGCTAAGCTTTCATTCTAGATGGAGGGAGGCTGTTGACGCTTGCCGGAGCTATTTGGCTTTGCCCCGCGCCACGTGGATGAACGAAAGGTGCTACGCCTATCGCGTTATGGGCCGCTGCTATAGTGAACTGGGGGATCTTTCTGGCGCGGAGAAAGCATTCCAAATGGCCGCATCTGAGGCCCCCAACACTCGTGAGCCCTGGTGCGAACTTGCTATGCTTATGTATAGACAGTCCCGATGGGAAGAATCTTTTGCTTATGCAATGAGGGCTTTGCGAATTACAAATCGGGAATCCGTATACACATGCGACCCAGTTGTATGGGGACCTCAGCCGCATGATTTGGCTAGCATCGCAGCATGGAATCTGGGCATCCTTGGGCCAGCCTATACTCAAGCTAAAATAGCTCACGAACTTGACCCAGGGGATGTTCGCTTAGCGGCAAATTTAGAGTATATTCGCAAAGCTATTTCTGGCGATCACGAAGAGGCTGCGTAGGCTATGGAAACCCAAACGCTCATTAACTTTGTCTTGGGTGCGTTTCTAGCCTTAACAGGATGGTTGGCCCGACAATTGTGGGAAGCGGTAGAGCGGCTGAAGACAGACCTTCATCAAATCGAAGTTGACCTTCCAACTAATTATGTCAAACGGGAAGAATTTTCAGAATCATTGAAAGAAATCAAAGACTTATGCAGACAAATTTTTGATAAGGTAGACAGCCTTGAGAAGAGAAAGGTTGACAAATGACTACCCCAGAAGAGAAGCAAGAGCATCTTGCGCTTGAAATGGCAGCCAGCGCCTCCAAGGGTGCGCTTGTTGAAAAAATTGTCTTTGCTGGCGTCCCGATTTTATTTTCCTGCGTCGTCTACTTGATGAACGCCTTATCCAACGCCAACAATGAAATTATTCAACTAAAGTCTAAGATTGCAGTTGTCGTAAACGCCGATAATAAGGCGATACCCCCACAGGGCACGACTATTGATATGGCTCAAATCCGCGAGCATTTGAGCGAGCAGATTGGCAAAGTTGAGAAGGAAAGCGCATTGGCCCGCGCAGCGATGACGCTTGACCGTGAACGCTCAATGTCTGCCATTGAAAAAAGCCGCATGGATATGGTGGCCGACGCTGCTGCTGCTAGAGCCTCTATACGCTTTGACACAGCACAAATGATTGCCGCGCTTGATAAGCGCATCACCCTGCTGGAAAAGGGGAAGTAAAATGGACTTATTGAAGCAGTTTGGCCCCCTACTTGGTCAGGTAGCCCCCACCATTGCCACGGCCCTAGGCGGCCCACTGGCGGGGGTTGCTATTAAGACCCTATCCAGCGCTCTCTTTGGTCACGAAGATGGCACAGAGGAACAGGTCTCTGAAGCGATGGCCACAGCTACGCCTGACCAGCTTGCTGCCATCAAGAAGATTGATGCGGACTTCAAGGTGCAGATGAAGTCTTTGGACATCGACCTTGAGCGCATTGCCGCTGGAGATCGTGACAGCGCTCGACAAATGAACATCGCCAATAAGGATTGGACTCCAAAGGCTTTGGCGTTCTGCATCACATTTGGATTCTTTGGGGCTTTGGTCTGGATCTTAGTGTTCGGGATACCTAAAACCGGGACAGAAGTTTTGCTGATGATGCTTGGCTCACTCAGTACCTCATGGACAGGCGTCGTACAGTTTTATTATGGCTCGTCCGCCGGGTCCAAAGCTAAAAATGACCTCCTTGCTGCAAAGGACAAGTGACATGAAAGAGAATTGGGACAAGAGCTTTGCAATGGTCATTAAGAGTGAAGGTGGATTTGTAAACAATCCAAAAGATCCTGGGGGGATGACCAACTTAGGCGTTACAAGGACAAACTGGCAGTCTTACTTGAACCGTGATGTGACGGAGGCTGAGATGCGTGCTTTGACACCAGACGCCGTCAAGCCTTTTTATAAGTCCATGTATTGGGACAAAATAAAAGGCGACCAGCTCCCATCTGGTGTAGATTATGCTGCCTATGACTTGGCCGTAAATTCAGGTACAGGAAAAGCAGCAAAGTATCTTCAAGAGATTGCTGGTGTCACTGCTGATGGCTCGATTGGCCCCAAGTCACTTGAGGCAATCAATGCCCTTGACCCAGTGCAAACCGTCAAAGCTCTCTGTGACAAGCGCATGAGCTTTCTCAAGGGACTTTCAACATTCGACACATTTGGCAAAGGATGGTCTATCCGTGTGGCTGATGTTAGGGATAAAGCCTCTAGCATGGCGTAATCTTCCCAGCAGTGCTATAATGCTGGGAAAGCGGAGCTTCCTCGATGACCACCCCCATGTCCTACGATGGTTCGGTATCTGGTACGACCAGCTACATTACCCAAATGGCGACGATGGCTGTTGTCGCAGAAACGGACCAGGCCTTCTTGACGATCCTGCCGCAGATGATCGTCTATGCCGAATTGCGCATGTACCGCGATTTGGACTTTCTGTTCACTTCTGGCTCGACAACCGCCTACAGCTTGACTGCTGGAAGCCGGATATTGAACGTCAACGCTGACACATTCCCCTATGGCACGTTGGTTGTGCCAGAGCAGATCAACGTGTTGATTGGCTCTATCGACCCAGATTTAGCGGATAGGGTGCCGCTGCTCCCCACTACAAAGGAGTTTTTGGATGCTGTTTACGGCTCTGGCGCTGTTGCCAATCGCGGTGTGCCTCAGTATTGGGTTCCCTTTGACGATTACACTTTTCTAGTCGGGCCATACCCTGATCAGGGCTACACGGTTGAGCTGATTGGCACGTATCGGCCCAACAGTCTGTCGGCAACTAACAAGGAGACATTCATCAGCAAGAACCTCCCAGATCTGATGATTATGGCTTCAATGGTCTATATCAGCGGCTACCAGAGAAATTTTGGCCGCGCCAATGACGACCCGCAGATGGCCGTTACTTATGAAAGCCAATATCAGACCCTCCTGAAGGGCGCTGCTGTTGAAGAGGCTCGCAAGAAGTTCGAGGCTGCTGGCTGGTCTTCGCAGTCGCCGTCTACCTTTGCAACGCCGACAAGGGGTTAAGATATGCCCCATGCCGCACTCAAACTTATGCCGGGTGTCGATCAAAACAAGACGCCCGCCCTCAATGAGGCCGCCATCTCTGAAAGCCAACTCGTGCGGTTCATACCCGACAGAACGCTGGGTGGGTTGGTCCAAAAACTGGGCGGCTGGACACGGTTTTTTTCAGCCAAAATAGGGTCAACTGTCCGTGCCTTGTGGGCATGGGAAGATACCAATGCAAACTCGTACTTGGCTGTTGGAGCTGACGGAGTAGCCCCTATTGTTGTAACCGGAGCCAGCTCCACAACTGCTGGAGGGTTAACCGTAACGGGCGCATCTGGTACGGGAACGACTGCCACCCTTACTTATTCTGGCGCATACATCTTCATTGTCGGCAGCACGATCACCGTCTCAGGGATGACGCCCAGCGGCTACAATGGAAATTATACCGTGACCGCCTCTGGTTCCGGTACGGTTTCCTACGCCAATACCACCACTGGGTTTACAACTGCAGGTAAGATTGGCGCGACCGCCACGCTCACTTTTGCGGGCTCATTCATCTTCACGGTTGGCAAAAGCATTACCGTCACTGGGGTCAATCCCAATGGCTATAATGGGACAGCTACCATTACCGCCGCCACGGCTACTACCGTCTCCTACTTTGTGATCGCTACTCCCGGAACTTATGTGTCTGGCGGGGTAATAACGGGTGGCGGAAACGCGCTTGGGGTAATCACGTCTGGCGGCAGTCAGGACATCACGCCGGAGAGGATCATCGCTAACGTCGCCGTCAACTTTAGCACTACATCCGGCAGCAATGCAGTGGTGGTTGTTGATACTGGCCGCCGCACAAATAGCTACTATGTCGTCGATATACAGACCCAAGTCAGCATTGGCGGCATCGTTCTTTTTGGTCAATACGCAGTCAGCAACCCAACCGGGGACGCCAGCCAATACACGATCTACGCCGACGCCCTCGCGACATCGACCGTT